GCCGTCGATGTTGGCTCGACGTAGACGCCAGTGAACGTCCACTCGATGGTAATCATTCTGCCTGTCGGTAGTGTCATGACCCAAGTGCCGACTGCACCTTTGATTGTCTTGAGCAGGCCATCGACATACACGCCCAGCGTCAGCGTTTTCACGTTCGCGCCTGGTGCCTCGCTGCGTGGCTTCCAGACGTTGCTGGTCTCGGTCCAGCCGCACGCTGGCATGAGTACCGAAAAAATCGTTGGCTCGGTTGCGGTTCCATCCCAAGGTATATCAGTGCGGAATGTCACCGTCGCCGTCTGGCCTTCGGTGATGGCGGTTAGGTAGTTGAATGATCCGCTGCCTTCGCGATCGGTCATTGCAATTGAAGGTTGCAGCATAATATCGTAAGCGTTGAAAACACCTTCCGAGGCTGTTAATGCTTCTGCGGTTCCCGGTGTCGTCTCAATCTTTGCGGCAAGCGTACGAATTTTTTTCAGTAGTGGCATCTATGTTTACCCTTGCGATTTCTTGAAATTGACTGCTTGAATTCGTCGCTCAATCTGCTTAATAAGCGTTGGCTCGATATCGCGTTCCACGATGAGCTTGTCCAGGTTGTTTACGACCGTCACGCCCCAAGGCGATACACCATGTTTTTTGTCAATTGGATTTCTTGCCTTGCCAACTCTCTTGTAAACGTGTCCGCCAAGTGCCTCGGAAATAAACGCTCCTGCAATAAACTTGCCGCCCGATTTCCGACTGACTCGATAGCGAACGCCTTTTTTGTTTTGCCGTGGCTTAAATTCCTTTAGCGAAAGTCTTGCGTTTTCTTTTTGCCGAACTGTTGCAGAAAGTTTTTCCTCTGTCGCCTTTGACGAAATATCGATGTCTTTCTTGATTGCCTTCTGCGAAACCATGATCTCTTTGTAAATCTCTTTCGCCAGCAACGATTCTGTTTTCTTCGCGGCTGCGTTTAGTGCAATCTTGATTTCACGCTTGAGTTTTTTCGGTGCATCCTCTCCGAGTGCTTTTTCGAGTTCTCCGATTTTGGCCTGAATGTTCATCGAAATCATAAAGCACCTGGAGTGACACGAATTCGAACAAGCAGCGATAGCACGTAGCCGTCGCTTTGGCTTGTGCCGTCGTGTATCAATCGCTGCATCGTCGAGCCCCAAGCCGCATCAATCGCTTCGCCGCCGAACGTGTGCCACTCTGGATCGTAAGCCGTTGCACCTGTGATCGCACGCCGAACGTCACGCACAAAACGAATCAGTTTTTTGTCGATCGACTCTTGATCGGTTTCGCTCGGCATCAGTCGCAGTCGTATTCGGTAGTCGATTTCCCAACATTCCCTTGGAGGATTGCCAGTCAAATCTAGCTCCGGTATGCGTGTGCAATCTCCGACACTGACGACGATCTGCTTGTCTTTGGGACTCTGTGGTATGCCAACATCGCCATCGTCGTAATTCTCGCGACTTGGAAGCACGATCTCTTCGGCCACTAAATGGCTAAGTCGTTCTTCGATCGTTTCGAGAATTTCGACAATATCTGGCTCTGCTACTGGCATCTCAGCACAAGCATCCCTTCGTCTTGCTCTTGAATCTGCACAATCGCTCGCGGTCTAGCTGTCTTGTCGACTCGCTCGGCAATGTCGAGCGTATCGCCGCCCAGGTCAATTTCGGTCGATGCAATGCCGAGCGTGCTGCTGTTGACAACGTGCACCTCGAACACTGTCACCGACCGATTTTCGTCCTCGCTTATCAGCTCTGCCAGTTGCCGAAAAACAACTGCGTTTATGGTTCGTGCGATGTTGTTTCGGGTTCGATACACGACCGATTCACCGAAATCACTCGTCGATACGAGATTCGCAGCATCATCTTCCATCATCTGGCGAAGCGTCATAATCAACCACGATGCGCAACAATTTCGATGTAATCAACCACAACGCTGTCGGCGTTCGTGTTCGCAGCCTTCTGAATCTGAATGATCGGCTGTAAGCCCGAACTGTAGGCCGACATATCAAAGGTTTGCGACGTGCAAACCCGAACGCCATCGATGTAGAACTTGACGTTCGATTTGCCGCCGGTGAAGTCGATCACGAAATCCTTGTAGGTCGTACCGAGCGTGACGCCGGTGCTGATATCGTCGACGTCGCGAGTGCCGTCGTCGGTCTCAGCGTAAACCAGCGTCGTGCTGTTTGCACCTTCCATGCGGAACCATGCGTTTGCTGCAACATCATTTGCCGTGTCGTTGCGTGCTGAGCCGACCCCAAAGCACAAAATCGAACCGCTCGTGAATGTTGCGGCACCAATCTTGACTCGCATCGTGACACGTTGAATGTCGTCAATGTCAAAATCGAGTGCGTCATTAAAGTGCAAGCAAACATTCTCAACTTCGCTTGTCGCAGCCAACGTCAAAGTCGCTTCGCTGGTTCCCTTGGTGTAAACAGGCGTGCCTGAAGAGGAAGTGTCATCTACCAACCAGGACGTAGCTGGATCGGCAGACGTTGGAAACGTCGCAACCGCTCCGTTAAAGTCATCACTATAAATCTCAAAATCTTGCATACCGGCCATATTAAAAATCTCCAAAGTCGTTTTGTTTCAGGGGAAAAGCCCTAGCCCACTATCGAGCTAGGGCGGAAGAAAAGCTCAACATCATGCCGAGTTGCGGAACAAGCCACGCCAATCGATTGCGGCCACGCCGAACGTCTGGCGCACGTTGTATTTGTAGCAGTCGGTATCAAAATCTTGCTCGCTAGTCAGGACCGGTGCTTCTTCGCCAGACAAGAACGCAAGCTCCACGGTATCAACTTGGTTCGTGTTTGCGGCCAAGTACCAAGTCGTGCTTGACGATGCGTGCAAGATCGGCTCAACAACGACTTGTAGCGGACGCACACCGTTGACGCCGTAGATGTTAATCACACCTTCGTTGTTGCCTGATGCGTTGTAGCTTTGGCTGTTGACGATCTCCAAAGCAGTTGCCGAGTAGCCAGGCGGCACAATTAGGAACGATGGCGTCAATCCAAGGATTGCATCGCTATTGATGCCTTTCTGAAGCATCATCTGCTGAAAGCCAGTGTTGAGCGTGCCTACACTTGGTGCAGCCGCACTTCCAGATACGTTACTTCCTGATGCGTGCGAAGCAGAAAACAGCGATTGACTGTCGCTCATCGTCGGGTTGCTGGTCAGCACCTCGTAAACCTTCTTGTTTTGCAAACGACGAGCTGCGTTGCCGTGCATCGCTGGAATGCGGCTGAGTGCGTCGAGGTCGTCGTTGATGACGGTTTCCCAAGACACGGTGAATTGCTTGCCGTACTTCTGCACGAAATACGATGTTTTCGCGTCAGACATCGCACCTTCTGGATACTTCGCTCCTTCGGGAATCGCTTCGAGGTCTGGCGATTCACCTAAGCGAATGCGGTTGATCGGTTTGAAGTCGTCGACCGATGCGGCCTGACGAGCCCAAATCGACCAAGTGTAGGTCGCTTCTTCGTAAGCGGCCAGCAAGGTTTTGTTAGCCGCATCGACGAGCAAGTTCGGGAACGATCCGGTGGTGTGATACGCATCACGCTGCACTCGATACTGATTCGACACGCCGCGAGCACCCATCGCAATACGTGCGATTTCTGGCATCGAGAGCTTGTCGGTTTTGATTCCCATACGCTCAACGCACATGGTTGCCATGCGCCGCAAGTCCATGCGTGCAAACTCCTCGGCACCTGGGACGACTGCAACTTGATTTCGCAAGCCTGCGGCCCTGAGTGAACGCTGCACAAGTCCAGCACCGATAGCCGATGCAAATTTATCGTCCGAGCTTTCAGTCACTCGGACGTTCGTCCCTACTGGCTCTTGAGTCGCCATTTTTTGAATGATCCTTTCGCGTGCGATTTCCACTGTGACACCGGCATCAATCAATTGCTCGGCAAAGGCTCGTTCGAGCTTCGCGAGCTTAACGTCGCTGTAGATGGTTTGGCGTCGCGTGCGATCGGCTTTTAGTCGTCGCTCGACTTCCTCGCTCGCCATCATTTCGACTTTCTTTTCGTCGCCTACCATTTCTCGCGCGACGTCTTCGGGCTTTTCGCCTTCCATCGATTCGATTTCGATCTCAGGTTTTGGCATGTGATCCGCCAAAAACTTGATAATTTCCATCGGGTCGGTCACGCCTTCCGGCAGACCAAGCATTTTGAGTTGAGCCATCATGGACTCATCCATACTCGCTTTCCTTTCCATTTCCTGGTCGTATGACCTTCTAACCGTGGAGTTCGGATCTGCGCCCGTTGCGCAGATGCTCGCGTTATGCGGTTCCCAAGCGGTTACGATTTCCGCTGGTCCGTCAATCACGACGCCACGTTTCGTCGTGTATATCTGCCCTTGCTGTATGTATTGCCGATCTATGATGACGGCATCAATCGAAAAGTCAGTTAAGTGCCCCTCTGCGTATCGCGTCGCAACAACTTGCGATTCTGGATCACTGGCAAACTCTGCTACGCCGACGAGCTGCCCGTCCTCGATAGCGATGTTGCGGATCGAGCCAAAGACGTTGCGAACTGTCTTATCGTCGTGCGAATCGACAATCGGTAGCTGCCTGCGACGATTGCGAAATCGAACGCCATCCATGAGCAAAACTTGCTTTAGGTGGCCTCGCTGCGGATCGTAAATATCAACCGGCGTCTCGGTAGCAATCACCGCTTTGCCGTCGCGAGGTGCATCGAAATATCGCTTGATTCTTGGCATCGTTGAAAGTCGCTTCACTTCGTCGCGAACGTCCATTGATTTTGCAATCTTCGCACTCCATGTCTGTCCTGGATCGCCGCCCCAAAGTGCCCACGCAATGCGACCGGCTGACGGAAATCCATCTTCGCCAGGGCTCCAGCCTTCGCCTTTTTTGTCGACTTCGTGCCGAGCAAAATAGCTCACCATCCGGCGAATCGTTTCGGGGCTTACTGCCACGCCGTTTGATAGATCGCGTGCCCGTGCGACACCGACTGCGGTTCCGCCTCGGCCATGTTGCTTTCGCCAATCAAGCCCCTGCTGAGCTTCCTCGCGAACGCCCTTCGGTGGCGTGAAGTCGATGTCGTCGTACTTGGCACGCTCGATGCCTTCGCTCGCATGAAGTGCTGCGACCTGCTTTTCGGCATCGAGCTCCGACGAGTGACAGCCCATGACTTCGCCGTCTTCCTTGACAACGCCGTAGGGCTTATCGATCGGACACGCTGCGTCTTCGGATACGCTATACGGCATCGGTCGCCTCCGGTAATTGCGTGTCCACGCTGCCGTCGATCGCGTCGTTGATAAGTGCTTCGACATTATCTGCACTCATGCCAATCGACGACAGGAATACCCTGGCTTGTGTTTGTGAGATGGTTTTGCTGGCCAGATCTTCGAGTGTCTTGGCGATCGCTTTTCGGTTGCGATTAAACTGCAACGTCGACAGGCCCATCATTTCGCCGCTGCCGGTTTGACGCTGCTCCTCGGCCTTGGCTGCTTGAGTGGCTGCTTGTGCCTGCGTCGCTTGCTGCGTCTGCGCTGCACTAATAGCCTGCTGCTGCTCTTGAGGCGTGATGAGTCCGAGTTTCTTCCTCATGCGTTCTTCTTTAGCACGTTGATAAAAGACGCTGCGGAAAGATCGGCCTCGCGATCCAAGCACGTTCTGGTAGGTGTCAGTGAACGAATTCAGTGCCATTTCGCTTGCGGTCTGTTCGGACTGTGGATCAACCCATTCCCACTCTGGCGTTTGCCACTCAACAGGTGCGTAACGTCTGCGATCATCGAGCAATTCCGCCGAGGTCGCAAAACCACGCAGTGCAGATATCGCTGCTGCGTCGCTAAAAGCATCCCATACCGGCTGGCATAGGTGACGAATCAAATACTGCTGCCAGCACCGGAACCGGCGACGATCTTCGAGTTGGCTGGTTCGGCTGGAGCTGTACGACGTTTGGCTGTAATCGCGTGCCACGACTTCGTAGGATAATCCGGTACCGACTGCAATGCCGCGAAGGATAAGCTGAATCCAAGGCTCTGCACCGGCGTTAGGACGGCCTGGATTGAGCCCAACCACGTCTTCGCCTGGTGCCAGTTCCATAATCATACCAGGCTCGACGTATCGCTCGCGATTGCCTGCTTGATCGGTGCCGCTGCCTCCGTCAGGATCAAATAGGTTCCCGACTGGCGTATGTGTTTTGATCGCCACGGTGAAGCACGACGCAACCGCCGAGGCTTGCAGCTCGTTATCGACGTACGTTCCGAGGTCGCGAATCCAAGAAAGTGCCGGTGCAAACCAAGTCACGCCTCGCGTCTGACCGACTCGATCTCGACGAAATAGGTGCATGATTTCGTTGGCGGGAATCCGCTCTGGCGTTCGCGTGAACGCATAAGGCTGTAGTGGGTGGTCTTTGTAGATCCAGTACGCCACTGGCTTGCCGAGGTCGTCGACTTCGACGCCGCGAATGATTCGGTTGCCGCTATCCGCCGAGAGTCTGGCTGCGTACGTGTCTTTGTCGCCTGCCAAGCGATCCGCCTCGATGACTTCAAGTGCTAGTGGTACCGGTCGCAAAATGCCTCGATACACGGCATCTGGCGTGCGAATAATCCGCACCAAGACTTCACCGGCTTCGACTATTTCCCGCTGTGCTGCCGCTTGTAATTCCTCGAACGTGTAAAGTCCGTTGACGTCGCAGACTTCACACCACTCCGCCCATAACTTATCGCGGACGTCGTTCACGTCCTCGACGTCTTCGCCTTCTGGCGTTTCGTAGGTCGATTGTGCTTTGATGCCGCAACCAACGACGGATGAAACTATAGTATCGACGACGCCCCAAGCGTAAGCGTTGTTCCGTACTAAATCTCGAGCCCACGCTCGAAGGCGATCCGCTCCGAACGGTCCAAGCAATTCCATGTCGGCAGGTTG